CACCATAAGTGGAAGTACCATCACCTAAGAAGGTTGCAAGGTCTTCATTGTATGCCATGACATATGCCATATCTTGCGCTAATGTGGCCCCGACGTCCACAATGGAGTCTTCCTGTAGCTCGCTAGATACTTGTGTAAGAATAGCAAGCTTCTTAGCAAGGATTTGAACGTTTGCAAAAGTGACCTGTGATTGAGTAATGTTGGTGTTTTCAGCTGGCCAGTAAGCAGTTGTTGAAGCAGTGTTCTTTGGAACGTTCAAGTTATCGCTTGACATACCCATGACACGAGCATTCTGTCTCATAACACCATATTGGTCACGAAGGAAAATAACTTCTCTTGCAAGAATCTGTGGAACTAAAAATCCACCGTCTGCATCGGTTGTTTCGTTTTGGCCCTTTGTGTAATAGCCATTTTCAACTAACCACTGATGAGCCTTTTTGTCATTACGGCCAACCATCTTAGCCAACTGACCAAAAGCATAACCCATCTTTTCTTTTTCTGCACGGGAATCTGGTGAAAAGCCCTTAACATTTTTAAAAGATGAAGAGCTAGGAATGATAATATCGGACATTTTTTTAACCTCTACGTTATCTGGAGTAGCAGTAGGAACTTGTGCAAGAGCTTTAATCATCTCTGCTTTTTCTTCCAATGCTTTGTTTTCTTCAATAAGGGCTTTAGCTGCAACTGTATCTGCATTTTCAAGCTCTAGAATTTCAGTAGCCTTAATCGCATTGTCTTTGATTTTGGCTTGGATTTCTTCAAGTGTCATTTTTTTTACCTTAGTCTTGTACTTCGACTTAAATTAAATATTTCAAAGCTGCTGTAAGTAATGCATTTCTTTCAGCCTCTTTATCAATATCAATTGTTTTTTTAATTTCTGGTTCTTGAATATCATCTACATCACGCAAATGAGACCAAACCAATTTTGCCAAACCCTTAGCTTGGCTGCGAGAAAGGTCCATAGCATCACGCAAGGCTCTTTCACATTGTTTAATATTTTCAGGTGATTTAGCAACTATACCCTTCATTGCTTCCATTTCCATAGACATTTGAGCTTCTGGCATTGCAACATACTTATCTGCAACCATCATAACTCTGTCGTGAAAACCTTGAACTACTGCATTAATAGTAGCAATATCACCACCAGACTCAATCACACCTAAAACACCCTCTATCATTCGCTTATAGAGGCAGTGAATTGAATCAGCAACTAAGTCTTCCTCGACTCCATCGTAAATAGTAGAGGCAATTTCTTCTGGTGTAGCATTAATCATCATTAATCCTTCCACCATATCGTCTACTTCATTACTATCCATTTCGTATTCGTCATCAGATTTCTTTGACATTTCCATTTTTTCCTTTTCGGTATAGTCAACAAATCTTCCCTCATCATCAAAATATCTCTTTGCTTCAGCTTTGTTGCGATATTCAGCAGGTGTAGGTGTTAATGATGCTTCTGCAAGTGCCCATCTTTTAATTTCATAAGACTTGCCCATCATTTCTCTTTCAACCATATGAGAAGCGGAACCAGAACTAAAACCTAATTGACCTTTTTTAGCAAGGTCATAAATCATCTTAGAATATTCATCAGCCATATCTAGTTGTGCTGAATACCAAAGACCTTTATCATCCATCTTAACAGTGCCATAGCCAATCTTTTTTGTGCCTAAAGTCTTGTCCATTCCGTGGTTGTAATAAAGACCAAGCTTATGACTTTCACCATTATCAAATTCAAATCCAAAATCAGTGGACTTAGTAAAATAATCTTTTTCTAAATCAGTGTCATTAGAATTGCCAAAGCGTACTAAATAACCCTCAACAACACCATTTTCTTTGGCTTTAATTTCTGATGAGTAAAAAGTTTTCATTGATTTAATAGGGTCTGGAATAACTCTTAATGCATCAGCTCTATGGACTACTGTTTGGTCGGTCAAAACATCTTTACCGTCTTGATCCTTTTGCACTAATTTAATGACATATACAGGGTCTTCAGGTGTACCAGTCAAAGTGTAGCCTGAGATTGATGATTCTACTTCACCATCTGTACGAATATCTACAATCTTACCTCTTGCATCAGACGCAGAAGTACCCCAAGATACATAGTCATCCATTTTTAAATCTTCAGGTTTTGCTTTAAACATACAATTAATCCTCTAATATCCAATTCTAATATTATTTTACGATATATAAGATATTAAAAATATTACACTGAAATGGTTATAGTTGTTTTTTGAACCTATAAACAAAGAAAAACCAGCTTTTTTACGGCTGGTTTTCCCTCCCCCACAGGTTTTGTCGAGCAGTTTTTGAGAACTGATTAGATTATACCATTTTATTAAATTTAAGATGCCAAGCACTTAATGACTTTTTATAATCAGCAATCTCTCTGTTTAGCTTTCCATTTTCTTTTGTTAAGGATTCGATTTGTTTATCATACTCACTGGTAAATTCTTTTGTAGCTTCATCTCTATTGCCATTAAGAATATGAGAAGCAAAAATAGCTCTGTTCCTTGTATTTGTATGAGCTGATTTTTCTTGTGATAATTGATGTCTAAGCTTATCATTATCTTCCAATGCGCTTCTGTATAGTTTTATGCTCAATCCATTTTCTTTTTCTTCTAGTTGTCTTTCTGCTTCTTCTAGTTGATGTTGTAATGTATGAATCTTATTTTGCAAGTGACCAACATAAAGCATAGGGTCATTTAGCATAGTGTCATAAGTAAGGAAATCTTTGATATAACTGCTATAAATCTTGTCTACTAAATCTTCTGCAATCTTACATCCAGTGTTTAAATATGCCTTGGCTGGTTTTTCTTTTGTCGTAATCCAA